TCAAGAAGCTCGCTGGTTAACCCCGCCGTTAAGAATCCATTGCTCAACCTCTGCCAGTAAGTATTGCTTTGGATGCGTCCTCACTGGCAGAGGGAAATTATACACCTTGGTGTATTTCCAAATTGTCATACGAGAAGAGATCCTGAGCTTAGCCATCACTTCTTTTTCCTCAATCATATCGGTGCTAGACATCAGATACCTCCATAACGCCGCCTTGCTTATCTGTAGGGTAAAACGTTGCTGAACACTCTGACGGATAGCCCGCCTGCCGGATTGCTATAGAGCACATAGCAATGGCGTGATTGTGAAACTTTGCGCAATCCAGTTCGTGGCCGCTGAGATTATCGACATCAATTAGGGGAGGGAGGGTAACCGGCGTTTTGATTGCCGCTTGCCATGCTATCCAAGGGAGATCGATATGTTCATTGTAATAGCCAATTGATGAGCGTTGACCAACCACAAATTGCAGGGGGTACCCCAAAAGCTTAGCAACCCACGGCTCAAAAATTTCACGCTGTTGGTGGTCAGTCATTTGTACATACCTCCATGACAAAATCAGTAATAGTGGCTTCACCCATTGCCGCCCACCAGTGCCAATGCCCGTAGCAATCGGCTTCGTCTTCCGCTTCGGTAACCCGCTCGAATGGTTCACCGTTCCACTTGCCTGTACATTTGAATTTCATGTCACACCGCCCCTATCGCTTGTTGAACCACTCTGTGGCCCTTTTTACGGGGCTTCTTAACCGACTTAAAACTTACCGGTGCTACCTTTGGTCGGGCTGGTGGTGGTTCATTTATCCCGTTCCTGATGCGGTACTTTGCTTTGGCTAACCAGTTAAGGTATTTCGTCCAGTCACATCCATCGTCAACGATCACAGTGGCCCGCACCTGGGTATCATGGATATCGGCTTGCTTACCCATTGGTAGCCCCCTTGCGATATCCGGCGTCATATAGCATTTCAAGGTACTGTCGAACGCTGGTGGTATCAGGCGCATTGACATACATGACGTGCATTTCATCGACCGCTATATCTCTTTCTGTGGCTCTCTGTGCTGCAATGCTTTCATTCACACGGTAACCGGCTGCCAATACTGCCTTAGCAATGCTGGTTGGCTGAGTGTTATCCCAGTGATGCTCTTCAACAACCAGGTTAAGTTCAAACTGGAACACCTGATCTAAGGTTTCCGGCCAGAGGTCAGAACAAATTAAACCGAGGCAGTGGTTACAGATAATATTCAGCGTCAAATCAGTAACATCATCCGCGCTGCGTTCTGGCTTCCGATAGTGTGCGGCCCAGATAGCGGTTGTGATATCACCTGGATCACTGCCAGCCGATTTGATGATGTTAGCCAGTTGGAAAATGCTATCGCTCATTGCGCACCTCCGGCTACTGTAGAACCCATGTCAGACCCCATGCTTTCCCATATTTCAATTCCTGCGTCTGTGACTGAGTTGTTTTCTTTCAGGCACTTAGTTAGCATCTCAATTGCTATTTTTTCCCACTGCAATAAATACAGCTTTAAGGCTTCCAGATAGTAGGCATCAACCAGACCGCGAACCCCTGACACTCCACTTGCAATTTCAATCCGAAGGGGAAACTCACCAGCATCCACCATGAAGAAATCACCGCCGTTCTGTTGCTTCACATGGTCATAAATTGCTGCTGAATACTGGTTAGCCAGCGCATTCAATCGGAAGTTTTTAGTGATAATCTTCATCGCGCCACCTCCCGAACAACAACCTTGTAAGCCCTGAGCACCTCCACAGAGCGACCGGAAAGCACGGTTTTCATAAAGAATGAACCCGTTCTGTGTGGGCTGACATCTGCCAGAAGCAGAGTCGTATCAACCACACGGTTATGCTTGCGGAACTCAAATATCGTGCTAGTGATTGTGATACTGGCCACCGCGCCAAAATCTTGATAATCGAATTTCATGCCAACACCTCCCGCAACCAAATCACCATGCCAAACCACACAACGAAGCCAGAAATAAGCCCAATGCCGCCGAGGGTGAAGAAGAACAACGTGCACATAATCAGCTCAAATACCTTCTTCATTCAGCACCTCTTCGCGCTGGTTCCAGTGGTAGATTGCCCCCTCTTTGGTGTCTGGAAGTTGTGAGGCGTTACAGCATCCGCAATTCACGAAATGCATATTTTCACCGCCGAAGTAGGGAATTGTTTCAACTAGGCTAACGTGAGGATTGCCGCAAAACGGGCAGGGCTTAAGTGCGCCGTCACTGTTCAGGTCTTCAGTGGCTGCTGGACATGATTCAGGTACGACAGAGATTAGAATTAAATTGGTCGCTTCAATGCGATCATCTTCAATAGCATTACGTGCGGCAGAGATTGCAGACTCAACGTCTAAAGCTGTTGCTTTAACGATAAGTGGATGATTGCCGCCGCAAGGATAATCACCAGTGAAAGTCACGATATAGTTAATATTTTGCATTATTTCTTCTCCCCGAAAAGTAAAGTAAGGTCGATCCCATAAACTGTTAGCCATGCACCCGCAGGCCAAGACTTCACGCTGCCATAACGTTCATCAGCGACACTTCTAGCCTCCGTGCCGTTATCCCGACACCATTTGCGAAGCGCGGCGTATTTGAATGTTTTCTTAAGACCTGTCGCGTTCTCAACTTTGGTGATCGTGGCATCCTTGGTGCTTTCACCCAGACGTTCCTCCAGCTCACGACAGCGGCGTGTTGCCGCGCTGAGTTTCCCCATAGCTGAAGCTTCACGTTTCCGGCTGATCTGACCTTTGGTGCGAATGGCGGTATCAGCACGTTGCTTTTCAGCAATGCGGCCTTGCTCGGAGTCGAGAGCCATTTGCAAGATATCCAAGCGACTAAGGTCGGGAATTGCAGCTACTGGTTGAGTGTTACCGGTTTCAAGAGCAAACCAGCGGTCGATAACGGCGGCGCGGCGCTTCACGTCATAGCCGGTAATCAGGATTTCGGTGTGTCGGCGGTCGAGAAGGAATTCAGAGACGAAGCCGCGACTATCGATGCAGGCAATAACGCCAGAAACTAACGTAACCTGTTGATTTTTATAATTCCTCAAATCTGAGGAATCTTTAGAAATACCGTACAGACTATCGAGCATTTCCCATACGTCACGAATAGCATTGTCGTGGCGTTTGCCTGCCAGTTTCGCTATTTCTTTGGTACCCATCATTGGCGTACCATTGACTACTAGTTCAGTTTTCATGACTTATCTCCGAATGAGCGGCGCAATAATTTCTTCAACTTTTTCCCGTTATTCACGGAGCAATAAAGTTCAGCCAATTCCTGAGCCAGCATGACCTCGCCAGTTTCCTCATTGACGAAGTGCTGATTAGGGTTGTTTTTGATAAATTCCTTCACCATTGGCATCTCCAGAAACTCTTCTGGGCTATAGATTCGGCACTGGCGACGGCTGTGCTTTGCGGTCGGTGTGCGGTGTAGAGAAACCGCGCTAAATACATTTGCATTGTCCTGGTTGCTCATTGGCGTTCCTCAGTGCAAATTCTTTGTTGGTTCTGCTTTGCCTTGGAAAAGAGCCTTAACGCCCTCAATGAATACGCTGTCGATAAAGTCACGCATCCACGTTGAGCCGTTCTGCGCTTGATTCAATCGGTCGCCCATATAGAACTTCATAACGGCGAGGTAGCGTTCTGCTGGACGCTCTTCCAATAACGCAGTTTCAATTTGGTGCTGGAGTAAGGTTTCAATAACCTGCAGGTCTATTTGCATAACGATCTTCTCGTGCCTGAAAATAGCCCCGCCTTGCATATCCATACCAAAGCGACGTTTGCATTCAACCAGATAGGTAAGGGCTTCAATTGAGCGGATTTGTTTGCAGTAATGCTCTGCAAACTCCTGATATTCGTTGTCGGTGAGTGGTTCTGTTGGACGTGTCAGGCACCCATCTATCAGCCATCCCGGCACATCAATACCCGAAGCTTTGACGTGCTCGATAAGCTGCTCTTTATCCATATCTTTAAGGTTCATTTTTTGTCCTTCTGTGAGTTGCTGTGTCATAGTTCCGGTTTCCCTTTGTATCTGCCTTGGTGCGAGCACCGCTGAGCGTTGTTAGCGCATATGCTCTGTAGTTCTATTGATGGGGCCGATGGCAAGGCGTCACGCCAAACGCATGCAGCGCGGCGGTATAACCCTTTCGCTTCAAGCTCAATAGCTTGTTCGGCTTTTTGGACGTATCCGCTCATGGAGCCACCGAGGGTGAGGTGGTGGACAGTTCGTCAGATGCTGTAACGAACTCATCAATTAACCGGTCAATAAGGGCGTGTCCGCTCTGAGTGAGGCTGCCCAGTTTTTTGATGCTGTCTTGATAGGTTCCTATTATCGATTCACCGGCTTTGGCTTTTCCGAGCGCCTCAATAATCACCAGCTCAAACATTTCTAATGCGCGAGTTAATACCTCGGGCGTTAATTCAATTGTTTGCACCATCCCTTTAGGTGACCTTTTAATTACGCAAGTGCTGCCTGTTGCCCGCTGCAATGAATCCAGCTTTGCGGCTACCAGGCGGTTGCGATATCTGCCAATTAATTCAAGATTGCTCATATTCGAATTACCCTATTTTTCAGCCTTTAGGTGTGGGGAGTCCTAACCCGAAGGCCATAGTTAATATTTTGTTTTAGCGATTACTTAATTAATAAGGTTTGGTTTTCATCAGCTCAATATGCTGGCTTGACCATTTCTCATATTTCTTTTGCCATTTAAGCATTTCGCGTTGCTTGGCTAACAGGCGACGAATGCGACGCATACAGCGATTATGAGAGGCTATATATCTTGGTGATGGTTCACCTCTTTCCCAGTGAATGCAGCCATCCACTTGTGTGTATTTTTCGCCAACCCGAGATTTAACACCTGCGCGTTTAAATACTTTTTCAGTCATGAAGTGAGCGAGACGATTAATCGCAGTTTCACGGCTAAGGCATTTCTTACGGCGACCGTGACGCATAACGAAATAAACAGGTTCCGGCCTTAATTGGAATGCAACCTCGATACCACCATCATCAATTAAATCGAATTCCCACTCTTCGAATCTGGCTGGGTCAACTTTATCAATGTTCATTTTTTAGTGGCTCCTGATTTCTTGACTATAAATAACACGACCTATAATCATAAGTTCGATGAGACTATCACTTGCAATCTCGAAACTTTGATAGAACTGATTGGACGGTAGAACCCAAACATTATTACGGATGAATTGAAGCCGCTTAATCATGAAAATACCGTCAAGAAAGAAAGCAAAAATTCCATCTTCAAAATAACGTATTGGTGTTGTATCTATAATGACCTTATCGCGACACTCGATTTCACCTGTCATTGTGTCGTCGGGCATTACCACCATGAATCTGTTTTGCTCGATTGGAGTAAACAGGTTCAGGTCATAAGTGCCGCGAGTTCTCTGGATCGGCATAATTTGATTATGAATTACTGGCGTTAAATTACTCATGATTCAACTCCTTGTTCATTTTTCGCGTCATGCTCTTCGAACTGCACGATGTTATGTACCGCCTCAGCCCACCAATACACCTGCAACCGTTGCTGCTCGTTCTCAATCAAAGGAATAACAACTGTCAGCAAATGAAGCAGACCTGCTTTGACGCGTAATAAGCGAGTGCGAGATACATTCTCGCTGGTGTCAGGGATTGGCTTACCACGGCTGCCCATCAGTTCAGCAATCAGGGCCTGAGTCTCTTTGTATGAAGGTGGGTAGATATCATCCTCATCAAGGAGCTGCATGATGCTGGTGAGCTGAATGTTGCTTAACCGGCGCTCAGTTGCCCCCAAGAGAACAATGGCCGATGCTTTATCAAGGCTCTCAGCTTCACCACACCATGACAGCTTGAGCAAATTACCATCGACGGCTAATGCGCTAAATTCAACACGGTATTTTTTAAGCATTGCATACCCCCTGTGCGGGAATACGACCCGCGAATGAAATAACATAATTACTTATCAATTTCCGTCGCGCTTCTTTATAGCTACTGGCAGTTACACGCTTCATTACGGGCTTGGCTTTAACATCAGAGCGTTTAATAGCTGCAAAAATAAATACCGTTAGTATTGTATTAATTTCAAGTTTATTAATACTAACTAGTGTGTTTTTAATAATTGGATGCTGGTTTGCTATTGGTTTAGCTTTCTCAGCTATTTTATTAATTTTTATCATTTAACTCACCTATGGAACATGAAATTGATTTTCTTAATTGTTCATTAGATTTAATAATCTCCAATGCTTCGGTATTAATTTCTTCAAAGGAAGAAAATGCACATACTAAAATTAAGAACTCACCAACTCTTTTGTAAATAGCAAAAATAGCTGGTTCATCCAGTAAGTTGGTGACTAGTTGGAACTTGCATTCTTCCTTTGTTCGACGGTAATGAGCAAACAAATCTTTATTATCTACAATTGGAAAGTTGTGATATTCGCCTGGCGAAACACGAAGAGTGATGGATTCGCATTCGATAATAGACCCACGTATTGCAATGCTGCTTTTTGGGTTGCTCATTTTTTTTCACCTGTTGTTAACTGATGAAATGAAGATTACTCATTTCGTTGTATTATCTAGACAACAAAATGAGTTTTATTTTAAAGTTAACATTAATTCGTTGTATTTTATTGAGAATTATTTTTAACGTAGTTTGTGCGTGTTTTATTGAAGCTGACCACTTTTGCTTAAGAGGTCGCTATTTGAATGCTGATTGAGGATATGAAGAGCAAAAAAGAGGCCGCGCATGCGACCTTGATCTAGTGTGAAGCAGATTTATAGCAGACGCAATTTGGTTTCTATAGCTACACCTATAATTTTGCAATTGCCATTAATTGGAACTAAGGGCCATGCTGGGTTCAGTCCTTTAAGGTAACGTTGCCCCCCATCAATGACTAATTTTTTGAATGTCGCTTCATTAGAATCTTCCATTTTAGCGATCACTAAATTCCCATTAGATGCCTCACGTCCGGTATCAAAAAGGACAAAAGTCCCTTCAGGTACGCTTAGTCCAATAGGAGCAGTCATTGAGTCACCACTTACTTCCAACCAGAATGCATCGCCTTGTATATGCGCATCAGACTCAAGCCAAAGATCAATATCCTTAAGGCTGTAAGCTTCAATAGCCTCCCCCCATGCGCCAGCTTGAACGCTGCTAATTACTGGGTATCGATATCCTGGGGTATGGGTGCCTACAAAAGAAACATTGCTACCTTCGCTCCCAGTGAGTAGGTAATCAGGATCGCACTGAAGAGCTTTAGCTAGTTCGTGCAAATATCGAGGGCGCTTAGTTCGTCCTGTTTCTACAGAGACAATGCCTTGTTGTGTCGTTCCAGCTAATTCAGCAAGTTCTGATTGTGTAAGCCCCAGCTCTAGCCTTCTTTGTTTAATCCTTTCCGCCAATGACATTTTTAACCCCCTCCATATTTATGCTAAGCATCATACAACAAGCGTTGTAATTGACAAACAACAAATTGTGTATTTAAATACTGCAAACGTTGTATTTGACTGAGGTTATATGTCTATTTCACTTCGATTGAAGGAACTGCGGCTAGAGCGAGGCTTAACACAGCATCAACTCGCTGTTCTTTCAGGGGTTAAGCAGCAAACTATTCAGCGAATTGAGTCGGGTACATCTCACCGACCCAGGCATCTCCTTGAAATTTCCGAGGCGTTAGGGTGTTCGCCTCATTGGTTGTTGAATGGCATCAAGAAAGATTTCTGATCTTTACGGAGATTAACTAATGAGTCCATCGGAGTTTATCCACAAACACATTTTAGTTGCGCTGGTGGCTGATGGCGTCCCTGACGTGATTGCTAAGGGGGGGGCAGACGAAGGCGTCAAGCACTATCACAAACTCGCTCAGGCAAGCCGCAAGGGTGCCGCTTTCGACGATTGTTTGCGGGAAGCGCGTCTGTGGGTTCAGTTCAATTGTTCGAAAGCCGAACGCAAGCCGGGCCGGAAGCGGCAACCAAAGTCTCAGATTCAGCTCGGATTAGTTTAACGACGAGGGGCATTGATGGCTTATGAGCAGTTCGTCCAGGTAATCATGCCAACGGTGTTTTGTCCCGAGGATGGGAAGTGGATTCAGGAGCAGTTACAGCAATTGGCACCCTCGTTGCGCAGAAAGGTTGTCGTTAAGTATGCAGAGGCTTATCAGGTCGCGTTTTACACGGAGTCTGTTTCATACCGTCAAGAGAACAAAGCAAGGCATGAAGCTAATACGCGATTGAGATTGTTTGTGAAAAGCCACGGAAAAGCACTACAGGGTTACACGGTCAGTCCGCCGTTGGTAGTGAAGTAATAGCAGCCCCGAAGGTGTGGCGGCTTGAAGCAGTAAATTACACGCTGACTTGAAGGTGTCAGGTGTTAGCAGGTCGAGATTCTTTGTCCGTCTTTTTTCGTATCAATGTACTCGTTAGCTAGTACATGAATAAGGGAGAAGGAGGAGGGGGGTAAGGGGGGAGGTGGATGTGGGATTGGAATAGGCCTTTTCCAACAGACCACTCCATAGGTTAGGTAGATCTCGATCTAGGGGTTAGCCCTCCAAAATGCACCGTACTAGCAAGATGATACGCAGAGTATGCATAGACCAGAAGAAAGGTTTTCTCTGGAATAGTTAATTGGCGAGAGGTTACACAATGCTGAACATTACACCGAACTTCGCACAGGAACGCGCTTTGAACATGCTGCGCCGTGACTGGAAGTCATTTAATTCTTTCATGGTCTATGCATCGACAGGCAGTGGTAAAACCGGCTTAGCGGCATTCATCGCTGACGGTTTTGTCAGTCGTGGTATGCGGGTGCTGTTTGTTGCCCCGTTCACCGTTCTGATCAACCAGACTTCCCGCCGCTTTGTTGAATACGGTTTGCCGGAAGATGAAATCAGCTTTATCTGGCGCAATCACCCGAGCTATGACCCAGCACTAAAAATTCAGATTGCCAGCGCCGATACACTGATCCGCCGTGAGTTTCCCGACAACATTGACCTGTTGATTATTGATGAAGCCCACTTACGCAGAAAGCAGATCCTGATTGAGATTAATCGACTGGTTACCGAAACCAATGTGAAAGTTATTGGGTTGTCTGGTACGCCATTCTCACCATTTTTGGGGAATTACTATAGCCGTCTGATTAAACTAACAACCATCGGAGAGCTGATCCAGCGTGGCGACCTGAGCGGTTACGAATTCTATGCACCAGGTAAACCTGACTTGAAAGGCGTCAAAACTACAGTTTCTGCTGAGTTTGGATCTGACTATAACGAAACCCAACTTGCAGAAATCATGTGTGGTGCTGACCTTGTTGGCGACATCGTTGATAACTGGTTACAGAACGGGCGCGATCTGCCTACGGTGGCATTCTGCGTAAACGTAGCTCATGCCAACTACGTCACTATTCAGTTCAATAAGGTAGGGATTAATGCTGAGGTGATGGTAGCTGAAACTCCGCATGAAGAGCGTCAACTCATCATTCATCGTTTCGAAATGGGTGCTACGAAAATCATTGTCAGTGTGGGTGTGCTGGTGGCTGGCTTTGACAGTGATGTCCGCTGCGTTATTTATGCCCGACCAACAAAAAGCGAAATCCGCTGGCTACAGAGCTTGGGCCGTGGGCTTCGAACTGCGCAAGGGAAAGAGTCGTGTCTGATTTTCGATCACAGCGGCACAGTGCATCGTTTGGGCTTCCCTGACTCTATCGAATACAACGAACTGCCATCCAAAAACGACGGAATGAAAGATAGAGCCAGTCGTGAGGCAGAGGAACGCACTGAAAAACTCCCTAAAGAATGCACTGAGTGTCATTTCATGAAACCCGCAGGGGTATACGTCTGCCCTAAATGTGGATTTAAGCCACTGGCAGGACAGGACGTGGATACCGACACCCAGCGCGGACTGAAAAAATTGGGCAAGGGAAAGCGTGTATTCACCCAATCCGACAAGCAAGCCTGGTGGAGTCAGATCAAGTTCTATCAACGTCAGCGCTCATCGATGGGTAAGCCCGTAAGCGATGGGTGGTGCTCACATACCTTCCACGACAAATTCAGCGAATGGCCTAATGGCTTAAGTGATTTCCCGATGGAAATAACACCGGAAGTCAGCAGCTACATCAAACATAAACGCATCTCCTTTGCTAAGGGCAGGGAGAAATTAAAGTCACCGAATCAGCAATGCAATATCGGAAATATTGACGCAACCACGGCGATTATCGAAGCCAAAAATCACCTTGAAGAAATACGGAAAAGCTTAAGGAAACCAGCATGAAGACAGCAGAAGCAGCAAAGGGCCGATGGGCTGAGATTTTTGAATATTTTGGTTTACCGCCAATCACTGGCAAAAACCACTTCAAGGGAGAGTGTCCAGCATGCGGTGCTCGCGGCAAGTTCCGTATTGATGATCGTGAAGGTGCTGGAACGTGGATTTGTACCTGTGATAGCGGCGATGGCATGAAGCTGCTTAACCTGACGCAGGGGAAATCCTTTTCTGAGTTGTGTGCCGAGGTGGATCAGCTTATTGGCAATAACTACCGACACATCAGCATTCCTGTCACCAGTTCAGCAGCGAAACAGCGGCAGCGCGTTATTAGTAAGTTTTCAAAGCTGGTGGATTTGCGTGGTACCACTGCTGCAGATTATCTGCGCCAGCGCGGTATTAACCGGCTTCCTGTTGAAGCGGTCCGGTTTTGCGATAAACAGCGACATGCAGGGCGGGTATATCAGGCGCTTTATTCTCTGGCAACAGATGATAAGGGAGAACTCTGTTACCTGCATCAGACCCTGCTTGATGGTGATAAAAAAGCGAATATCGGTGATAGCGCTAAACGGCTTAAATCACTACAGGAACAGAACTATCTCGATCATGCTCGTTCAGTGGCGATCCGTATGTTTCCAGTTGCCTCCACACTGGGAGTTGCTGAAGGCATTGAAACATCACTGTCCTGCTATCAGGTGTACGGGATAAATACCTGGTCAGTAATCAACGCCGGATTCATGGAGAAATTCAGGGTGCCGGCAGGTGTCAAACACCTCATTATTTTTGCTGATATGGATAAACATTCAGCCACTGGACAGGCAGCAGCGTTTAATTGTGCCACCGCCAATCTCAGAGCAAAAAACGATTTGATATCTGTCAGCGTACGCTGGCCCGATAACGGCGATTTTAATGACTTGTAATGAACGGGGACCAGGTTCGTGAGCAGGTCTATACAAAGAGGGCAGCATAGTGAAATTAGAATCAGCAATGAAACAGTTCAGCGCCAAGAGCCAGATGATTACGGATTCACCCCGCGCTACCTCTTCCGACTCGCTCAAGGGGCCGGACCTAGCCGCTGCAATGGGAATGGTTGAGGCTCGGGCCAGTTTCGGAATGGCTGCATATCTTGGCAAGGTTGGCATCAGCAAAGAGGACCGGATCAGAACTGTTGAACAACTTACCCAGTTTGCCATGAAGAATGCCCCGAAGCATGTCGGCAAAGCATCGGGTCGCCGAATGGCTCAATGTATGGTTATTCTGGCTAAATTTGCCTACGAGGAATACAGCAGTTCAGCAGCGGCTACTACCACATGTAAACACTGCAAAGGGAAGAGGCTGATTTACAGCATTCAAAAAGTGGTTAAACACCCCGGATGCGGTGAAAAAACAGATGCATGGATAGAGGATGAACTGGTGGGTGAATTGTGCATTCCCTGCAACGGAAAGGGCAAAATATCCCATCGTTGCCGCTGCAATGGAACGGGGAAAGTGCGTGACCTTGAGAAATCCAAACGGCTTGGCGTGCCAGTTGAGAAAGAGTGTGAACGCTGCTCAGGAATTGGATACAAACGGACACCCTCAACGACAGCTTACAGAGCGATTACAGCGTTGCTTCCAGAACTCAATGAAAGGACATGGCGGCGCAACTGGAAACCATTCTATGAGTCGCTGGTGGCTAAATGCGACATTGAAGAGAGCTATGCCGAAGATGAGTTCCAACGAATTACACGATAGCGGCATGATTGGTATTATTGGCGACAAAGTTTGATTATTAACTTGCATTTTGTCCGAACTTGGCGTAAATTCTCTAAATAGTGGGGTACTTACATACAAGCCTCACTCGAAACAATTAAGGCCTCGCATATCGCGGGGCTTTTTTACATGTGTGATAATCCCTTATGTAAAATCATCCAAAAGAAAATAAGTCTGTATTCGCATGGATGCCTAGGTTGGCAAATCCAACCGCTATAAAGCGGCATAAGAGAGGGGATTAAATGAAGAATCTACCTGATGATTATTTTCTGGATGCTGATGATGACCTGCTCGGGTTTCTAGAGGCGCAGGGCGAAGCATGTATAAGGGATATCTACAAATCAAACACAGTTAATAAAGAAAATGGATACAAGCTGTTAAGTATCCTGATTGTGGGTATTGGCTCTTCTTTCTTGCTGCTAACGCAAAGGCCGCATCTAGATTTTTTGAGTGCAGGTCTTGCGGTATTCACTGTGTATTGGTCTGCATGCGCCATGTATTTAGTTACGAGAGTGCTATCTGTCAGTAAGTATGGGCTTGTCTCTGCTTCCCCGAACACTCTTTACACAGGAAGCTATAAAAACCTCAGTAAGGATGGATTTGACGAACTAAAAAGTAATGGGTTCGTTGGTGAATGTAACCGCTTGGCCGTAATGAGGCGATACAGACTAAAGGCGCTGTGTATGACCGCTGATGAGTTGCTTTGCGATAATATAAAAATAAGAACCAGATTAACAAGGGCGAGGATAGCAACCATCCTCACCCCTGCTTGTGCTATTTTCGTCTCAGTAATTACTTACTTTTTTTCCTGAGACCGTCAGCAGAATCGCCAACTATCATTCGCCCAACAGAAAAACCATCTTTAGCTGGTGTGGGCTTTTGTGGTGCTGGTGGCTGAGGCTTGCTTTCACTTGTGGATTTGTTTGATTCACTCATTTAATTCTCCATATTTGATGTGGCTATTTCTGGCGATTTAACAATACCAGATGTGGGAATGCGCAACCAGACGCTTACTCTGGCACCAATTTTAAGGCTCACTCCGGTGGGCTTTTTTTATTTCTACTACACGCCCAGCCCGTCCGGGAGGGGGAGATATATGAAAATGGAACAGCAATCCGGCAACATTCTTACCCAGGTATTCGCGTGGATAGCGGCTATTTCAGCGACATTGGGAGTGACGACTCAGGACTTTATTTATTTTTTGTTTGGTCTGATCGGCGTTGTGCTTTCCATTGCTTCATTTGTTTACAGTCGATATGACGCGAACCGGAAACAAAAAGAAGAAGAAAAGCGAACCCGGCTTATAGAAAGCTATTTAGTCGATACAAAGAATAAACCCCACGATAAACGTCCGGCCGCTGTTGAGGTCATTGGTGAAGCATTAAAAAAAGTCGAGGCCGAGGTATAAATGACCACAAAAATTAAGGCTGGCTTAGCCGGTGGTGTTTGTTCCGTGGCCGCAATTATTTCCATCGTTATCTCTATGGGTAACGTCCGAACAAGTGAGCGGGGATTAGAGCTGATAGGTAATGCTGAATCATGCCGTCGTGATCCGTATGTTTGCCCCGCAGGCATTATCACAGATGGGGTGGGGAACACTCACAGCGTCATACCTGGCACCCGAAAGACTGATGCACAGATAGCGGCTGATTGGGAAAAAAACATTCTTGATGCTGAGCGCTGCGTTATTCGTTATGCGAACGGCAATAAATTACCGCCAGGTGCTTTTGATGCTGCTACGTCAATCACCTTTAACGCTGGTTGCCCATCGATGCAGAAATCCACCATGTTCCAGTATTTCCGCGCTGGCAACGTGACGGAAGCCTGTGAACAGTTCCCGCGCTGGGTATACGGCGGTGGCAAGGTGTTGCCCGGTCTGGTAACGCGGCGCGATAAGGAACGAGCGCTATGCCTAACAAAATAGCTAGTGTGATTATTGCTGTACTTATAGTTGCTGCTATTTGCGTAGCTGGCGGGTACTGGTGGGGTAGCGATAGTAAAGATTCGGAATGGTCCCTTAAGTGGACCAAGCGTGATAAGTCAGATCTTGAGGCAGAAAAAGCCGCTAAAAAGAGCGCTGACGAGAAAGAGGGTCAACTTCAAGCTGCACAATCAGCCGGATTAAAAGCATACCAACAAGGGGTAGTAGATGCTGAGAACAAAGCAAAAGGCACTATTGCTGCTTACCGTGCTGGCAATATCAGGTTGCAAAAGCGCTTCGAGTGTCTCGCCGCTTCAGTTGGGGATATGCCCGTTACTCCCGCCAGTGGACAGCTCACTGATGCAGCCAGAGACTGCGGATTTTCAGACGCAGATGTCGGGTTTCTTATTTCAATCGCTGAACGAGCCGACAAGCTAGTCGAGAAAGTCACCGCGCTACAAAAGGTTGTCACTGACGACCGGCGAATAATTAACAGCACCACACATCAATAACATGCGCCTGAAAATTTAAGGAATTAATCATGAAAGACGAAAAGCTAGCGAGTTTCGAAGAAGCATCAAAACCCTTAATTAAGTGGCTGGCTGAAAACGTTCACCCACACCACACAGTAATCGTCACCAGCACTGGCGCTGAGTTAATGATGGGTGAGATGTCATTCCCCACTGAAGAATTCCTGAAAGACTAACAGTAGCATTACAGGTAGCGCTTCATACATCAATAGCGTTGGGTTGTCGCAGTCCACAGGTATTAGCAGTGACGTAGTACCTCTCTATCGAGCGTATCTGTGGAATCAAAAACAACCAATACACCCTGTAGTCGGGCATTGGCGGCAACATCAGCCGTTGTAGGCGAAGCGATGTGACAGTCGGAGAGACGGCCTGTATTGCAGCAGCCATTCAATGAGTGGTTGCGACAATACACGATAAGCAATGCTACCGCCTGTTTCCCTCCGCCCACCCTGGGCATTAACAGGCTGGTGGCATTTTATTTAATTCTGAAATCGGCGACTGGCCAACGAGAAAAACAGCATAAACACGCTGGATGGAATTTCTCTGGTGTCAAGAATCACCGGCTTTTAATCAAAAATCCGCAAACCAACTAGCAGGAAACTCCAAATGAAGCCAAACGCATTAACAATCGACCCTATTGATGGCGAAGTGGTTATTCAGAACCCAAGTCAGTTATCAAGCGACATCAGCGAAAATAAAGGCAATGTCATTACTAGCATAAAATTTACTGACCTACCTCTAGCAGCGGTAAGGGACAGCATGGAAATTATCAAATCTCGCTTACTCGAACTCCCCAGTTCCCAATATGGGAAAGAGACGGTAGAGCGTATTGTGGAAACAACCAAGCACGCGATGATTACTTTCTACTCGACTGGTGGCGAGAAGTAACGGTCAATTTTATTAACGCAAGCCAAGGACACTCTAAATGTCTCGTTTGAATATAGAAGTCACCCCCCCACAGACTGTGGATGTGAACGCTGTGATCGCTGAAATTGAGCGCAAATACCATGGAAAGAAAATCACGCCTGAAACCATCAGTGATATGGAGCGTGAGGCGGCAAGGCTCATTCGGCGACTGATAACCACCAAAGTGACATTCGTTGAGTAGCGATAAACAGTAAAAGGGAATAATCATGGCCGGAATGACGCTAACAGAAGAACAAAAGGCGCTTTTCGATGCCCTGACGCAATTACAGAAGAAATTCGTCACTCAAATCCTTAAGGGTAAGAATCAGACTGATGCTTATAGAAAGGCAGGGGGTAAGGCTAAGGGCGATAATCTTCGCAAAGCGGCGCATGTGATTGCGACAAATTGCGACGTTGAAGCCTTTCTGAAGTCCGTTCAGCACGAAACAGTTAACGAAGCCATCATGACCTTTGAGGAAGCCATGGAGCGCCTGTCAGTGATGGGGCGAACGTCTATTGCTGATCTGGCGACATTCGGCACTCACGTTGTTGGTAAAGATGATGATGGCAACCCGATCATTCAGTCTGTCTGGTCATTCAAAAATGCCAGCGAATTAAAGCCTGAGCAGATGGCCGCAATATCCGAACTGACGGCAGGCAAGGATGGACTGAAAATTAAACTGCATGATCCGAAAGCCGCTATCAAGCAACTGGCTGAAATGCGCGGCTGGGAAGCACCGAAGAAAACAGAATTGACAGGCCCGAACGGTGGAGCAATTCAAACTGTGAATATGACACCTGATGAAGCCGCCGAAGCGTATCGCAAACTTATGGGGTAAACTGATAACGTGGTGAATGCGCAGGCTGATGCGCGCGAAAGGGAGAAATTCCTGGGCTTGTGGCAAGACAATTCGATTAATCGATGCGGCCCCCGTTGACAAGTCAAAGCCGGAGATCAGCACCGGCCACCACTCCTCAAAACATCCAGAAATAGCCCGTTAGATTGATAAATTCTCTATGCAAAATAGAGGGTGTTTTATGCATGTTCTATGCACTCAATTATCTAACACTCTGACACGTTAACCCTGACAAATAAGCCTCTCACTCTGCTTGTTCGATGAGTGCTATGCGCTCGGTGCGGGTAACGGTCATTATGTTAAAAAGACCCAAAATTCACACATTTATCGAGTAAAACCCAACATGCCTATTCCGTTCCCTTTTGACTTCAAAAACCCGGATTACATGCAGGTTTTTGAGTGGCGAATGGAGCGATTGCAGCGCATTCGTCAGCAACCTGAATTGTTGCCGGTTATGAGAGCATTTTATAAAGATAACCCCGCTCAGTTCATTATCGACTGGGGTATGACGGTGGACCCGCGCAACGTTGAACGTGGGTTGCCCGCACGTATCCCGTTCTTATTATTCCCAAAGCAGGAAGAGTGGATCGAGTGGTTTGTCGAGCGCTGGCGTAATGCTGAACCGGGTATTACCGAGAAAACCCGCGATATGGGTATGTCATGGTTGACTGTTGGTATGGCTTCGTCGCTTTGTCTATTTAACCGCGGTGTGTTCGCCGGGTTCGGCTCTCGTAAAGAAGAGTATGTTGACAAAATCGGCTCGCCTAAATCGCTATTCGATAAAGCCCGTAATTTTATCTCTCTGTTGCCAACTGAGTTTCGTGGTGGCTGGAGCCTTAAACAGCATGCACCACACATGCGAATCCTGTTTCCTGAAACTGAATCGGCCATGACCGGTGAGGCGGGGGACGGAATAGGGCGCGGTGACCGCACCAGCTTTTACATAGTCGATGAGTCAGCGTTCTTAGAGCGGCCTTATCTGGTCGATGCGTCCCTGTCTGCGACGACCAACTGTAGGCAGGATGTATCAACGCCAAACGGTATGGCTAACTCATTCGCTGAACGGCGGCACAGCGGAAAAATTAAAGTATTCACCTTTCACTGGCGCGATGACCCGCGCAAAGATGATGCCTGGTATCAGAAACAGGTTGAGAACCTCGACCCCGTTACCGTGGCGCAGGAAATCGATATCAACTACAGCGCCTCTGTTGAGGGCGTATTGATCCCGTCCGCATGGGTGCAGGCGGCAATCGACGCGCATGAGGTATTGGGTATTGTGCCAACTGGACAGCGTTTAGGCGCTCTCGATATCGCCGACGAGGGCAAGGACACTAATTCGTTTGCTGGTCGTCATGGCTTCTTACTTGAAAGCATCGAAGAGTGGTCGGGTAAAGGCGATGATATTTTCGGTACCGTACAGAAAGCCTTTGATATTTGTGATGCACAAAACCTCGAAACTTTCCGCTTTGATACCGATGGATTGGGAGCTGGTGCACGCGGTGATGCTCGGGTTATCAACGAGCAACGCGAAGAACAACGCAGACGGCATATCGTCGCCACGCCGTTCCGTGGTAGCGGTGGCGTAACCGACCCAGATGATGAGGCGGTCCCCGGCGATAACGGACAGCAAGGGAGGCTTAACAAAGACTTCTTTGCTAACGCCAAAGCGCAAGGCTGGTGGAGTTTGCGTACCCGGTTCCAGAAAACTTATCGAGCGGTTAAAGAGAATATGGAGTTCAATCCTGATGACATTATCTCTATCCCGAAAAACCTCAAAAACCTGACCAAATTAACTTCTGAATTATCGCAACCTACCTACTCAGTTAATGGTGTAGGGAAAATTGTGGTGGATAAAAAACCTGACGGCACCAAGTCACCCAACCTGGCAGATTCGGCGATGATCTTATATGCGCCAATGGAAGTCACTGTGATGGATGTTTGGGCTGCGATAGGTAAACAATCTTAGATCGACAATGTTCTGTGAGGAAATATGGCCCGTAAGAATCGCCGTAACGGCGCGAGTAAGCCCGTTAGGACTACTGACGGGTACAATAATTTTACTGCAAAGATTGGCGCTCAAACGCAAAACATCCAGTCAGCGGGAACCTATATTCCGGGGCTACTCACTCGCAATAGAGTGTTACTGGAATTTGCTTACCGGTCATCATTTCTGGTAGGGAACGCGGTCGATGCCATTGCCGATGATATGACCCGAAAGGGAATTAATATCAACTCAAAACTTCAGCCGGGGCAGAAAGGAAAAGTTGAAAACTTTTGGGATTCAGCCGCTATTTGGGATGGACTGAACGACACCATCAAATGGTCACGGCTCTATGGTGGGGCGGTGTTGGTGGTGATGATTGACGGTCAGGACATGTCAACGCCGCTGAATGTGGATACCATCACTAAAGATCAGTTTAAGGGCGTGATGTGCCTTGATCGCTGGATGGTCAAACCGACGTATGGCGATTTGGTAAAAGAGTATGGCCCCCACTTCGGAAAGCCACGGTTTTATAAAACAGTCACAACTCAGCAGGGAATACCCAACTGGAAGATTCATTACTCCCGCCTCATTCGGATGGAGGGTGACACGCTGCCATTCCAACAGGCCATAACAGAGAACGGCTGGGGGATGTCGGTTATTGAGCGTATTTTCGAACGCATTCAAGCGTTTGATACCGCGACCGCAGGTGCTACGCAGTTAATCCACAAGGCGCATCTGCGCACTTACAGCATTGAAGGCTTAAGGAAAGCGCTTGCGATTGGTGGTGACCTTGAAAAAGGGATAATGAAGCACATGGATATGATCCGCGAGTTTCAGACCATCGAAGGCATGACCATCATGGATGCTAGCGATAAATTTGAGACGCACAGTTATTCGTTTGCTGGTGTCGCTGATGTGATCCTTCGATTCGCAGAGCAAGTTTCTGGTGCAACGGGTATTCCGTTAGTTCGCTTATTTGGTCAATCGCCATCGGGATTTAGCACTGGTGATGGTGATTTGGAAAACTACTACAGCCGTATTAACTCACTTCAGGAGCGACGGTTGCGGCGTCATATTCGCTGGTTACTTGATATCACCTGGCGTTCTCAATTTGGCGAGCCATTACCAGATGATTTCTCATTCGAGTTCAACAAACTATGGGAAATGTCAGATACCGACCGCGCAACCATGGCAAATAACGTTGCCAGCGCACTTGGTAGCCTTGTTGACCGTCAGATCATGCCGGTACATGTCGCCATGTCTGACCTGCGCAACTTATCTGATGTGATCGGTATCGGTGGTTCAATAACAGATGAGGACATTGAGAATGCGCAGAAAGAGTGGTTGGAGGATGAACCTGAAACCGGCGCTCCACCGGCGTTCGGAAATCCTCTACAACAAAAGCCTACTGGGGATAGTCAGCCAGATAAACCAGATAGTAACTGGCTCTTACGATGGTTCCCAGGCAAGCGCTGACACGGTTGCTTCTCATCTTATCGACTACTCTCAGGTTATTGATGATTGGGCCGCTCTGGCAGCCCAAAAGATGTTTTTGCAAGTTGAGCGTGAAGAGTGGCAGCAGTGGCGATCTGTATCGCAACAGATTTCCGAAGGTTTGCGTGATGTGGTGGGAAACACCCCTATAGGTCATGTGACACAGGATATTGTCTATCGGCAAATCCAGTTAATGAAATCACTCCCGCTGGAAGCTGCTGACCGGGTAAAAGATATTCAGGATCGCGCCATTCAGGCAATGATTAATGGTGAGCGGCCAGACGAACTGTACGAGATGATCATGCAGTCCGGTGATGTTGCTGCAAGCCGTGCGCGTCTTATAGCACGTACCGAGATAGGACGGGCAACAGGTGCTCTCACACAGGCTCGCGCTCTTGCTGTTGGTTCTGAGGGGTATTGGTGGCGTATTGAAGGTGCGGGGACAAGGAAGTCTCACCGAAAAATGAAAGATAAGTTTGTTCTCTGGGCTAATCCACCCACTCTTGACGGCATGACGGGGCATGCAGGGTGCTTGCCTAACTGTAAATGTCATCCAGAGGTGCAGGTACCCGCTCCGAGAAAATGAGGAAAATACGGCTTACGGTATCGAATTTAATTCAACACTCATTAGCTCGATTTGTTATAAAAATGTTATCGGTGAAATATCCCTATTTTTCGGTAATTGATACCAACTTTTGGCCCTCTCAACGTGCTAATTGAGTGAGAGGTATTCCACCGGTGCGCTTAAGGGTCTTTATGTTAAAAAGTCACTAAATCAGCACAATTATCTTTTTCTGGATGGTCGCTTAGGCGGCTTTTTTTATGCCCGTAATTTAGCAGGTAACACATGAGATATTTCTACACTGCCAAACTGGGTGATACACGGTTTCTTCAGGCTGACGGCTCACTGTTATGCAAAGACGTAGCCATTGCGCGAACAGGCACACAAAGGTACCGACCGGAAGAGGTTGATCTTATTCCGGGGCCGGATGGTTCGGTTTTAGTGTATCGCACTGAAGATGAAGTGTTTGCGCCAGAGACGATAGCCAGCTTTGAGGGTGTCGCAGTAACACTGGGGCATCCAGAGGACGATGAGGGCAATATCGTTTTCGTTAACCCTTCCAACTTCTCTGAACTGGCCCACGGACACATTCAGAACGTACGGCGAGGTACTGGTGATAAATCAGACCTGCTGCTGGCTGACGTGCTGATCAAGCGTCAGGAAGCCATTGATGCCGTTAATTCAGGGCTGACCGATGTCAGTTGTGGCTATGACGCGCTGTATGAACAAATCGCCCCTGGCAAGGGCAATCAATACCAAATCACAGGAAACCACCTGGCTGCTGGCATTCCACGCGGTCGGGCTGGTGTCCGTTGTGCTATCGGGGATTCAGTCCCAAACATCAAAAAGGAGAAGCCTGCAATGTCATGGCTTAAGAATCTGGCGAAAGCCATTAAAACCAAAGATGAAGCTGCGTTACAACAGCTTATCGACGAAGCGCCGGATATGCCTTCTGATGGCATGAATTCAATCCCCGGTCACACCATTAACATTAACGTACCGTCACAGGCTACAGCACTGCCCGTAACAGAACGCACCACTACGGACAACGCACTCGAACCCGAGAACAAAACGACTGATGAAGATGTTCCCGCATGGGCGCAGGCTTTAATTGCACGTATTGCTGCGCTGGAAGGGAAAACCACGGATTCAGAACCCGATCCTGACGTGTTAACGACTGATGAAGATAAGGAAGAGGACGCGAAAGTCACGGCTGATGCTGCCTATCGCCGAAATATCATCTCTGATGCTGAAATTATTTGTCCCGGATTCAAACCAACCGGTGATAAAGGATTGAAACGTCAGGTACTGAACAACGCGATCCGCACGGGTGATAGCGCCTACTTGAAATCGTTTGGCATTCAGGATTACGCCAAGGTACCGAAAGCCACTGTAGATGCAGTTTTCAATGGTGCGGCAGCTTTGAATAAAGCTAAAAACCAAATCACTCCACAGTCACTTCACACGGTAGACGGTGCGGTTAATACAAAACACGCCTCTCCGGCAGAGTTGAATAAAATCTACGCTGCTCACTGGGCCAAAAACAAATAAGGTAATTACCATGTCTGGAAATGCTTATACATACCGGATGCCTATGGGCATTGCCGGGGCAGTCACTCGTCCTCGTGAATCAACCATCGAACCAGTAACGCTGAATAACCAAAAGATGTTTAACGACTATGGGCTGCCGGGTAAATACGTGGGAGACAAATTCGTCCCACTTGAAAGCGGCGACACCATTGATCTGGTGAAAGGTATTTTTGTTCGTCCTTTCCCAATCACCTCTCAGTCCGACCTTGCTTATCTCAAAGTTAACGCTAACCCGGTCGGGGACAACCTGAAACGTGGTTACATTTGCGTGAAGGTGACTGCTGGCAATGCCACTACTGCTAAAAAGGGCGCACCAATTTACGTTCGCGTCGCGGGTGGCACTACGCAAAGCCCTGTGGGTTCTTTTGTTCTTGTTCAGGATGCAACGGATACAAACACACCTCGGCTGGTAATGGCAGAGGCAATGGGCCCGGGCGATGCTGATGGTCGTCTTGAAATCGCCTTCAATATTTGAGGAATAATTAATGTTTACAATTGACCGAGCTACTATCGATTCATCCGGTGCGTTCCTGATGGGCGAACTGGAGCGCATGGATCAAACACTGAACATGCCACTGACCTCTGTGAAGTGGTCGCGTGACATACCTTTACGCAGTGATATCTCTATCGCTGATGAAGTTTCATCTTTCACCAACACCGACTTTGCTAGCGTGGGTGGGCCAAATCCGACCGGTAAAAACTGGTTGGGGAAAAACTCAACCGCTATTCCGGGCATGAATCTTGATATCACCCCAACACGTAACAACTTGACACCATGGGGGCAAGAGGTGAGCTGGACAGTTTTGGAACTCGCCTCAGCGCAACAGGTTGGGCGTCCAGTCGATACGCAGAAGTATGAAGGGATGCGCCTTAAATGGAACATGGACACTGATGAGCAGGTTTATATCGGTGATACAGAACTCGGCGTTCCGGGGTTGTTAAACCTTCCATCCATCGCTGCTATTTCTGCTGCTGCGCCTTGGACTGCAACGACCGATCCAGATGTGATTGTTCAGGATATTAACCTGGTACTTACTGACGGATGGGTGCGGTCTGGTTATGCGGTCTGTCCGAGCAAGTTAGGTCTGGCCCCGGCTTTATTCGGGCTGCTGGCAAGCAAAAAGGTTTCTTCCGCAGGGAATATCTCTGTTCTTGAATACGTGAAAATCAACACCATCGCGTTCCAAGAAAATGGGGTTCCGCTGGAGATCGTCTCCATGAAATTTGCCAATGGTCGTGGCGCTGGTGGCGCTAACCGTATCGTTGCGTACACACAAGACGAAAAATATATTCGTTTCCCAATGGTTCCACTGCTGAGCACCCCACTTGAGTATCGTGGTATGCAACAGCTTACTGTGTACTACGGCAAGCTGGGGCAAGTTGAAACCCCATATTCGAACACCATCGCTTACCTGGATGTCCCAGCAGCTTGATTTGTGGCGGGGAAACCCGCCTTTCATGGAGTATTGAAATGAAATATATCGTATCGGGTCATTCGGTTCTTAACCTTGCTGATGGTTCTAATTACACATTAACCCCCGGCATCCACGATGGCTTTTCTGACGAGGTGAAAAAACACTGGGCATTTAGCGCCTATGCCAAACCGCTCGATGAATCCGACCTGGCTAAAGAGGTAGAAAACCTCGATCTGGTTGCGCGAGTCAAATTGCTTGACGACGAAATCACCAGTCTGAAAGCACAGGTTGCAGAAAAGGACGACGAAATCACCAGTCTGAAAGCACAGGTGTTAAGCCTAACCGTTAGCGAACCCACATCAGGTGACGGCGATGAGGCGACAGCAGAAGCCGTGAAGGAATCCGCAAATGCCAAGAAACAGTCTACTGCCAACAAGTGATCAGTTCCGCGCCAGTTTCCCCGAATTTACTGACGAAACCCGCTACACCAACACCTCAATAAACTTTTACCTCAGCATGGCTGATGACCTTCTGGATCAAGATAGGTTTGGGGATAAGTTTATCTATCTGGCTGAGTTAATGACGGCGCATTACGTTGAATTACGAGGTAAGCGCACAGCATCAGCAGCACTGGGGGGCGTAAATACCTCCGGTGGTGGTGTGGCGACATCCAAGTCGGTTGATAAGGTCAGCGTCAGCTATGACGTCTCAGGCATCATTAATCCTGACGCCGGTTTTTGGAATAACACCGATTATGGCCGCGAGTTTTTCTGGTGGTGGTCGATGTTTGGTGCGGGTGGAAGGCAAATTCTATGAAAAGCGGGTTGAAGGTCAGAAAGGACAATGCCGAGTCTGTTTTGTCCTCTCTACGCGCCCTTTCAAAAATGGATGTGCTGGTGGGAATTCCAGAGGCCAATGCGACGCGAAAGGAAGGGGAAACCCTGAACAACGCAGAAATTGGCTATCTGCAATCCACAGGGGCCACGATACAGATTGGCGGTCAGACCGTCACACTAGAGCCTCGCCCGTTCTTGGATATGGGCATTGAAGATTCACAGGAGATCACTGCCGGGCACCTGAAAGCCGCCGCAGAGTTGGCACTTGAGGGTAAGCAGGATGCGGCTAAGCGTGAATTGGAAAAGGCGGGGATGGTTGCCCGTGATGCGGCGAAAAAGGTGATCGGAGACGGTGACAGACTGCATCCACTATCAGAGAAAACACTCGAAAATAGACGGGCGCAGGGTATCCCTGGTGAAAAGCCGCTTTACGCTCACGGATTCCTTTTACGTTCAATCACCTATGTCGTAAGGAGTAAGTAATGCCATTTCTTGATGTGACAGAGGTGCTTCTTGATCCTGATTTCGTGGACACCACGCTGGTATGTCACCGGCAACTGCAAACGGTTGATGATGATGGGTTCACGACAAATACACCACAGGACACCCCTTTTAGCGGTGTTGTGACGGTTGACCGGTCACTGGAAGCCAAGCGCATGCAGGCGGGGCAGAACATTAACGGGGCCATTCTCATTGTGACTCAGTTCCGGCTTACCCAAGGGCAACCAGGGCTTGATGCTGACGTGGTTACATACCGAGGCAGAAAATACCGAGTGACCTTTGTCGATCCCTATACCGCGTATGGTGCTGGGTTTGTCCAAGCCCACTGCGAGTTGATGGACTTTGACGGAGGAACGCCGATTGAGTAACGACAGCACAACGGCGGGCTACCTGACACCAACAGGGCCACCGCCTCTCTACGATGAGGAACTGGAGCGGGAAATCAGTAGGTGGATCAGGGCGGTCTCTGGATTACCGGCCAAGATGGTTTTTCCCCGTATGACTGATCCACAAACACAGATACCCCAAAACGGAACCACCTGGTGTGGCTTTAGCATATCGGACTTTAATCAGGACGCTTACCCCGCCCTTATTGCGGGGGAGGAAAGCAGCCAGCAATGGGATCATGAAAGCCTAAATATTTTATGTTGTTTTTATGGTCCAGCCGGGCAGCAAACAGCTACACGCTTTCGTGCCGGGATATTCATCTCACAAAACAATGATGAACTAAAGCGCCTCGGCCTCACGCTCTGGCAATGCGGGAAAATGTATAACGTCCCCGAACTCATTAATAACCAGTGGGTACGGCGGTACGACATCACCGTAATCCTGCGCCGCAAAGTAATACGCGAGTACGGCATTAAATCGCTGACCTCCGCCCCCGTTAAATTCTTCGGAGAATAACCATGTCGCAGGGATTACCTGTTTCTAACATCGTCAATGTGACGGTGAATATGGCTGTGCGTGCTGCCATGGCGCGGAACTTTGGTTCCCTGCTGGTGGTTGGCCCGTCGCCTGTTATCGACGCTCACGAACGTCTGCGCAGCTATTCAAGTGCGACAGATATCGCATCTGACTTTGGTCTGGATGCGCCCGAGTATAAAGCCGCTAATTTGTATTATCAGCAATCCCCACAACCGATTGATTCCTATGTCGGCCGCTGGGTGAAAGAGGATGCGGCCGGACTGTTGCGAGGGGCGATTTTGAACCCAACTCAGCAGCTTATGGCTAACTTTACCACCGTGGTAGATGGTTCGATGAAAATCACGGTAGATGGCACGGTCAAGACGGTAACCGGTGTTGACTGGTCAGCGGAAACCAATCTGAACGGTGTTGCCGCTCGCGTGGCTGACAAGATCACCACTGCAACCGTTATCTGGAATGGTTCTCGCTTCATCATCACATCCAAAACCACGGGTGCAGCATCGGCGGTTGGTTATGGTTCTGCCAATACCACCGGCACCGATATTTCTGTACTGATGGGATTGATTGAGAGCGCCGGTGCGCTGCCGGTTCAAGGTCTGGCGAGTGAAACTATTCAGGCATGCATTTATAAATTGGCTGACATGTCTACCCGCTGGTATGGGCTGGTTATTGCCGACCCATCATTAAGCGATACAGACGTGATCAGTATTGCCTCGTTTATCCAGAGTGATGATGTTTCTCGGGTTTACGGACATACCACACAGGTAACTACTGCGCTGGATGCGGATATTGATACGGATATCGCCAGCAAACTGAAAGCGGCTAAATATGCCCGTACCCTGGTGCAGTATTCCAGTGCCAGCCCGTATGCCGCAGCCTCTATCTTTGGTCGTGCGTTTACCGTGAACTTTAACGGCAATAACACCACCATCACGCTGAAATTTAAACAGCAGCCGGGCATTACCGCTGAATCACTTTCCCAGTCGCAAGCCAATGCGCTGAAAGCGAAGAATTGCAATGTGTTCGTCAATTACGACAACGACACGGCGATTATTCAGGAAGGCGTGATGTGCAATGGCGATTTCTTTGATGAGCGCCACGGCCTCGACTGGTTGCAGAACTACGTACAGAACAACCTCTACAACCTGCTGTTTACCAGCACCACCAAAATCCCACAAACAGATCCAGGTGTGACTCGATTGCTGACCAATGTAGAGAAATCACTGGATCAGTCGGTCACTAACGGGCTGGTGGCTCCGGGTGTATGGGGTGGTGATAGTTTTGGTGCACTGGAAACCGGTGACACGCTAACCAAAGGCTTTTACGTGTACGCACCGCCAGTGGCATCACAGGCACAGGCTGACCGTGAAGGGCGTAAAGCGCCGGTGATGCAGTCCGCAATCAAGATGGCCGGCGCTGTTCATTACGCCGATGTCATTATCAATGTTAACCGCTAAGGAGCTGATGAATGTCTACTTATAGCTTTATGGACGTTACCGCCTCCATTACTGGTGTAGGCGGTTCATTCGATCTGGGTTATGGCGCAGCCGTCGCCGAAGAGGGGATCACCACCTCGATGATCGAGAATAAAAACACCATGACCATTGGTGCAGACGGTGAGGGTATGCACAGTCTACACGCGGGGAAAGGTGGCACGGTAACGGTAAACCTGCTGAAAACCAGTCCGACCAATCGCAAATTGTCGGCCATGTATAACGCGCAATCTCAATCGAGTGCGACGTGGGGCAATAACATCATTCTTATCCGCAATACCGCCAGCGGTGACACGTTCGCGGCGCGTGGTTGTGCATTCCAAAAGCAGCCGGATTTCAATAACGCCAAAGACGGCGCACTGGTGCCGTGGGTATTTGACTGCATCAAGGTTGACCAACTGTTGGGTACTTTTTAAGGAGTAATTAATGGAATTCACGATTAAAGGTATCGAGTACCGCTCTAAGAAGCTCGACGTATTCGCGCAGTTGAAAGTATCCCGTAAATTGCTGCCTTTACTGGCGGGCATCCTTAAAGACTTGCGAAGCGGTACCGTGACGATTGAAACGGCGTTACCCAGTATCGCCCAGTCACTTTCCGATATTAGCGACGAGGACTGCAACGCCATTATTCACCCCTGCTTGTCGATGGTGTCACGCAAGCACGGCAGCGCCTATAACCCGATTTTCACCAATAGCGAACTGATGTTTGATGACATTGATCTGATGGCAATGCTGCAAATTGTTGGTCGGGTGGTA